GCAATATTTGCGAGTGTGACCATAGGAGCTGAGAATCCAGTACCATTGAGGATCTGACCATCAAAGCTGAAATTTATCCTGGGGCGAACTACAGGATTCCTGTAGATTGGGTTGGTTTTATATCTTGACATATTACGACTTGCATTGAGCTTGCCATTTTTAGTAGTTTTATTCTTAGAATTGCCTGCCATTTGGTTAGAATAGGAATTCGCAATTGAGTTCTGTGTTGCTTAAACAGTCGAAAGAAGTATGGTTAATACCCAGCGGGCCCTTAGTGAGCTGGGAATACATATTTTCCAATGCCTCTTGCCTGCTAAAGTTGAGCCCGAATGCTTTTGCAAAGCTTTCCCTAGCTTCAGTGGTAATTTCGGCAGGATCACGCCTGGTCATTAAACCCGCAAGCCTGGCGAACCCAGACCCAGCATACAGGTGCCATTTTTCAATTTTGCTCTTCTTACGCTTCTTGCCAAATTTGGCGAGCATAACGTAGAAAGCTTGATAAACCGGCAACCCGCTTGTTAGGCTGACTCCCCCAAGTCCAATGGCTTCTAACCAAGCATCAACCTGCGTTTGGCCTGTGGTGCATACCAAGTCTTTGGCAAGACTGATAAGATTACGCACCATTCTCCACTGTTTTCCATCAAATACTGGGTGCATCTGGCAAAATTCAATCTCCTCCAGCACATGCACTGTCGGCTCAATTTTCATTGTGAAGCCTAAATCAGCGTAGTAGGAGCGAACATTGTCACGAAATATCTTCTCGTCAGAGGACTCCATGATAACAACAATATCATCACCGTTGTCCATGACCTCATGCTTTATTCCAAATTCGCGACAATATGAATATGTCATTGCAACCATCAGTAAACAATTACCAAGGGCTGTATCCATGTCTCCGGACATCCTACAGCCAGTGACCTTATAATTAACCCGACCATCTGCGCAGAGCCCTCTACCTTTGTTATGAATCATCATGCCGAGCATACGTTTAAACTCAGCATCATCATTATACTTAAGGTAGATATTATGCGTCCACCTCAAGGCATCAGCACTAACGTGCTGGTCAAACCTGGAGGCATCCAACGATATAACAAGGGTTCTGAAACATTGACCATTTAGATGCTATGATGTCGCCTGTCTGGTACACGTCAAAACCTTTAGCTACGCAGGGGTACTTATATAATTTACCCAGATTCTTGTAAATAAGCTTCTCAAGGGGCTTAATATAAACTCCAATAGCTGCATTGAATCTGGGGTCACGTGGTTGTATTATCCTAGGGGCAGGATCAGCCTTGGCATGGAAATTTATCTTTTCACATTTAATAAAGGTAGCAACGGAAGCATCATCGCGGGACAACGGCTTGGCAGCCAAACTGTCAGCAGCTTGTTTGTATCGATTATACTGTCTGCCAGTATACGACTCAACAAACTCCTCCAGTGTCCACGGCCGAAGGTAGGTGCTGCTCAAGACTTGATCAAAGAGGTCAAGCCTAGCAAAAGCTCCAACCTTGGGACGTTGCGGCAAGGTTCCCTTGTTATCTATGAAAAATACTCGTTCGTTAATTCCTCTAACCAAATTGTTCAGGCTATTATTGTGGACAGAAAATCCATTTTTGGGCCGAGGGGCGCTTAGAGCAAACGCCCATCTCTGTGGGTCTCGGGGTCGAGACACTAGGCCCAGCTTCATAGAGGGGTGGGGGTCACCTAGAAAGGGAACCCGCGTTTCCACACCCTCAAGCCGGACCAAACCCCCTATTGAAAACCCGACAGCTTCCCCGTAGCCGCCTTAACGTGGTACGGGGGGTTAAAATAAAATTGGGTGCCAAGTTCACCCAAATAGGCCACTTCTGAGGGCAACAGTCTAGGACTCGACTCCTCATCCTCCTCAGGATCAATAGTGATGGCCGCAAGTTTCCTTCGAATCATGCGACCAACACACTCAACGCTGGTGGGGCATCGAGGGCGGAGTCCAATCTCAACAACACATTCATCTGCTGCGTGAGCGGCATACAGCAGTTCCTCTGTGAACTCATCACGCTCATTACACATCCACTTGAACAATACGGGGGCAACGACATCATCTTCGTGCTCCTCGACCAACAAACGGTACGTGTGAAGATAATCACAAGCCCACTGACACTTCCTGATGACTAACCCTAAAGTCCTCTCTAAAGCGACAACAATCCACACCACAATACGGTCTTTCATGCCAATGAAACACCCAACCACTCCAGCGGCCCACTGTTGCACCTTGTACAGACCAAGCAGGGCAAGCAGCAGACCAATAACTAGCTCCATTTGAAGTGGACTTGGTTGGTGAG